GACCCACTGAATGAGGGACCTGCGAACCAAACCAATTTAACCGCTTCCCCATAGTTGGCGGTCCTCGCCCGAAGGGAGGATAGTGGTATTGTAAATTCCTTAATTGGATGTCAGGTATCATCAGGATCAACAAGTTCTTCGCCCCGCGACGCCCGAAGGCAAGTGGGCCATGACAGCTCTTAAACGTCAATCACAAGCCAAACCGGCTTCTGAACACGCTTAGGGCCAAGAGTCTCCCCTTGTACCTCTCAGACTCGTATTCCCGCAGGACGGGAACACAAGCCTCCACAGGTCGATTAACTCCCAAACGGAAGCCGTTGAAACTCAACGACTTCCAAGGGGCGTTCTTCCTGTATCGGTACGACCTCCTTACAGTCCCAATGCTGGGATTGTAAAACTCTCTACTGCCGATCGTCCGCCCACGGGCGAACATATGCGACAGTAGAGCTCTCGTCTCGTCAGGGTCCGGTTTGTAACCGCGGATAAGGTCAATAGCCTCATCACGTGGTTGAATCGGACAAGGTAAGTCTGTATAAAACCTACTCTTCCTCATCGTAACCTCACGCCTCCAAACGGCACGAGAATTACGGTGAAGACCCAGCTGAGACGGGAGAAATCCCCACTTCCTGCCAATACGGCTCTTCACGAAGGCCTCGCTCCATCGGGCAGATGGAGCACAAGCTCTCGCTAAATGAAGAGTACCAGTATAACCAGGAAGTGCCGTACCTCTCCTCAAATGGCGGACTTCCCGCCATTTTCCTCCTTCTCTAAGAAAAACAGTAGAATTAATCTCTACTGTATTCTCAGCCCTAATGGTCTTCTTCCCGTTAAGTGCGAAGAATTCAGGATAGTCCTCGTCAAGGACTTCCCGAGAAGCGGAGATGACAGTGTCATCCCCGTTCACCAAAAAGGTTGCCTTAGGGTCAAATTTTGCAGCCCAGCGGGCAGCAAGGTAACTCTGAAGACAGAGAAGGGGGAAAGAGAGGTAGGCTCCCATCATTTGCCCATGAGAAACTCTCCGCTTACCGTCAACAACGGGACAAAGAGTCTTCTCGGCGAGTGAACGTATTGACCTAGGAACAGAGATACTGCAAAAAAAGAGACCCGCTAAAATCTCTTTCGCAACATCATGCCTAAGTCCATCAGTAGCGTTCACGAGGTCAACCGAGGTCTGGACCCGGTTGACGCAAATGGTCCTCATTCGTTCGGCGGTGGGACTACCCCTTAAAAGCCATGGCTTCTTAGAAAGGTAGTCATATAAAGTAGTGTGAAGCGGACCGAGAACGTCCATTTCACTATTGAAAATAGTGAGCGGGCGAACCTTCCCGGCGCTAAGCACTTCTTTATAACGACAGCCGAGGTCAGTATAACACTGACCCTCGACTGTGCACCGTCGAATAAATTCTTCTTGCCTCCCCTTCCAGATAATGTCCGCTCGGGAAGCGGGCATATCTGGACGGAGTTCTCGCGCTGATGCGCGAGGAACGAATGTTTCAACGTTATCGTAATAATGTTTGTCCCATCCGGGCTTGAAGATCCTGCTAACTTCGGCCTTAACAAACCGAAGGTAGTCAGGGGAGGTGGGAGGGGGTTTAGAAAAAACGACGCGATCCCACTCGCGTCTTTTTGAAGGAGTGTGGAGGCGGCAACCCGTTGGCAGGTTGCGCTTAAAGGAATTTACGCTGTGCGCAAATTCCCACCTCTCCTTGCGTCCTAGTCGAACTAGGTTCACAAGGCCTTCCCCGTCAGGCATAGTCTGACGACGAGGGAAACACACAGTGGCTCGTACCTTGCCCTGCGACAAAAGGTACAAAAGATAGCTCTCCAAGTTGTCCTCACATGTGTCAGGTAATTCGCTATACGGTATACCGTAACGAATCCTAACGACGCGAAGGCCAGCTCGAACTGCCATCTTGGTGTCGCGCGCAACTTTGTTGCACACGCACCGTGAAGTCCTGTACACCCTTAGGGGTTCATAACAGGCAGCGGCGAGGAAAGACTCGTCAGACATATTGTGGCAGAAAAGCTCGACAATATGGACCCTACTCTGGTAGTAG